CGACCTCTTTTGAGAAGATGAGTTGGCCGCGATCAAGGTCAAGGCTTGATACGTGACTAGGCAGCGTCGGAAATGTAAAACTCGTAGGCATATTAACTTGACCAATCGCTGTTAGGGCTTCCTAAGAACCTCGCGCGAAGCTCGACCGTCCCGCCGCCTGACCATGGCACAGCCACATCTCGTACATATCCTTGAATCACAATATTTCCATCAGCCGTCGCAGTCGTTGAAGGCCAACTTCCGCCCGATTGTCTTATCTGAACTTGAGTGGCATCAATGGCACTTTCGGGCAGACTCGTCGCTATATGAACTACAACGGTGTCCGACGTGCTCATCGTTGTATCAACCGTTACGGTCGGCGCGTCTAAGAGATAAGGCAGTCCAGGAGGCTCGACAATCGTTGATTGTATCCAGCGCGAGACGTGACCCATTGGACCTTTAAGCCGCAAATAGCCTCCGTTAATTATCGGGTAAAAAGGCGAACTCTTATCAATCAACAAATCTGCGCGCGGACCTCTGTATATAAAATTATCCGTCGTGCCGCCTGTGAAGTAGAATGGCGGTCCACCCGGAGCAACTACAGCGCCCGTCAAGTTCTCATATATCTCGTATTCCCCTCGCGCTTCGTCCGGGCTTGCGCCCCAATTCCAGCGACGATGATTCTGCGGTAAGGGGCTTGGAGCGCTGGGATCATACGCTCCCGCAGCATCCGAGTGTGGTTCGTAAATGAAAGATGGAATATCTTCAAAAGTTACGGTGCTTGGAGGTTCGCCAATCAAAGTGAAATTGACAGTGAGTGCTCCTGCAACATCACTCTTTCCGTAGAAAGATTCCGTAAGAATCTGAATCGTATAATCACCCGGCTTTAAGCCCATAAGCTCAAATGAACCTTGATTGTTCCCGTCCGGGAAGACAGGCCTATGCGCCTCAATATATTCAGTATCAGCCGAACCATGTGGCTTAACGAAGAATCTGGCGCGTTGCTCGCCAATAAACCCTCCGAAGTTGAATACGCCGTTCATCTGCGGCACCCATATGCCGTCATTGGACCAGAAGCCGCTTTCCGTTAATACGAGGGTGCTGGCAGGAGGAGGCGCAGCGGTCGAGTAGCGTAGCGTTGTCGGCAGCGGTATGACGTGTTGGCGTGCGCTGTCTCTATGCATTGAGCTTGCATAGCGACGCGCACGATTTATAGATACCTGCCACTGTGGACTGATTGAGATTGATTCAATGCGGGTTGTCACGTTCACGTGGCCGCCGGAGTCTGAGCTGCTCGCAATAATGTCATCTTCCTCTAACAGGAGCGCCTCGCCCGTCCAGGTTTTGAGTGCATTGAACCAATCGCCATCCCGGTATTTTGCAAGGGCAAGGTTGGAGAGGCGCGAAGCCTGATTCCAGTTATCAACGCCCGTAAGATCAAGCTCCATAGAGTTCTCTTGGCCTACGAGCGCTTGGTGCACGGGATCATTTACCTTGAAAGGCGTGAGCGCAAAATCATTCTTCGCATCCCTGAACTGGCCTGTAATCTGGTTTATGCTTGTCTGTTCACTGCCCAAGGGGAAGTTATAAGTATTGGTGAGAATGTTGGCGCGCGTGAGTGCGGCCTGCGCGAGAATAGATGCGCCCTGTGTGTTATCGGCAAAACTCATCGCCACGCGCAGCACCTCTTCGGCTGTTGAGTTGAAGGGAGGCGACGGAGCATTGTCTTTCGACGGCAGACCATTCATCGTGAAGCCGGAGCTTCCGTCTGTGTCAGTTGCAAACAGGAGAACTGGTGAACCAGGGGACTCAGACATATAAATACTCGCGTGCTCCACGCCCGAAGGTAGAGCGCCGATAGCGCCGACATGTATTGCCTGATTATCTGAGATGGTCAGACTCGCCAGGGGCGATAGCGTGGTCTCGCCGACGGGGTTAACGAAGGTGTAGCCTACAAGATATGTCCCTGCTTTCATCGTACCCGAAGCAGCGGTGAGAACAGGCGCGCTTGCCGGTGAAGAAGTTGCTGCTTTATGGGCAAAGGCGAGCGGAGCTACGACTAGCACGCCCCACTTCGCCTTTATGGTCACGACGGCACCAGCGGCAGACGCATCAATGAAGCGCGCGATTCGTGTTTCGGCGAGCATGGCCTGCACGAGCATAAGGGCAGCGGACGCGAGTGTGTCATCGGAAGTCAACTGATAGCCCGCAGTGATGCCGTTTATCGTGATGGATACACTTCCTCCCGCTCCAGCTACGCCGGAGAGCGTCACGGTCGCGCTCGCCTGGTGCGTCGCATCTCCGCCTGCGAGGGTTGCGCCGGAGGCCGCAGCGCCCACGCCTACAGAGGCGACAGCGAGCGTGATCGCATTTGCATCGGTAGTCCATTCGAAAGAGAGCGGAAAGCGAACTTCGGATTCAATGCTGCCCGGATAGCCTATAAGGATGCGCTGTGAGAGATCATATGCCCACGCCGTTACATCATCGATAGGAATTCTCGTCGCGCCTGCGGCAATATCTGTGCGCAGCAGCCCATTGTCTCCGACATCCTCCATCCTGATTTCAAGCCGCCCTGAGGCGTTCATTATGTGATAGCCCCTGAAGGCCTGGTAGAGCGTCTTAAAGAGATAATCGTAGGCCTTCACGCGGTCGGAAACCGGCGCATTGAAGTTGTAGCGCACGCGAAGAAAGCTTTGTACCGTGAAGACAGTAGGAATATCCGGTGGGTCACTATCGCCTGGGTCCCAGAAACCATCAGGGTCTTGTTCAAGAAGCACCGGGTCAGATACATCCTCGCCCAAGCGGTAGCGGCGCATCTGTAGCGCGTTCAGAATGCCGGTTGAACGAAAGCGAGCCAAGCTCGCGGCGGAAGAAGTAACGATGATCTGCTCACCATTAGTCCTGTCAATCACGGGTGCGTCGCATTTTTGTGCAGTGCGAATGTTCGCGGCATCTTCAATGAGCGCGGCGCGTATGCCCATGAACTTCGTCAGGATGAAGCGCGTGATATGCACGGGATTATCTGACCACTTCCACGCGGTCTCGTCTTCCATCGAAGCATAAACACCTGCGCCATCCGGCAGAGCTATTTTACGACCCTTTATAATCGCAGTTATCTCAGGGACGACCGCTGCCGTTTCCGGCCTCTCGCCTGTGGACCCTGCCGAAATACCAGCCGTGTGTGAGAAAACTCCCGCTGTAGGAAACTGTATCCAGCCTGATGCATTCGTCCCTGTTCCGCCTTTGTCTCCGAGATGAATTTCAGGCGGGGCTGGCGGTGTCGCGAAAGAATTAAGAGGGTCGGATATTCCTTGAGTGCGTGATTTTATATTGATGATCGCGTCAATCGGACCATTACATGCCGCCATGTTGTAAATAATGTAGAGGCCTCGATCAAGCCAGAGAAACGGCGTGAGCGGCATTTGGCAGCGCCCGAACACTTCCGGTAGTGGGTTGCCGTAGGGTGTCGCATCCACGCCGGAATATTGGTAGGTCGTATAAACAGTATTCGTTTTACCAAACAGCCTGCCGAAGAAGCTTGTGGATGGTACTTTAGATGGTTGAGTGAACTCGGCGTGCGGCAAATTGACAAAGCGATATCCCTCATACTCCGGGTCAGACGGGTCACGCCCTAGCGAGTCATATGCGAGAAAACTGCGCGGCGGCATCTGCTGATTCAGGTTGCCGATTTCGGTTGTGGCGTCCAAGCTGAATTCGCCATTGTTGATGGTGCTGGGCTTTCCTGCTCGCCCTACAATGAGAATGGCGCTCTGGCCTGTGATGTCGCGCTCGACATAGCGAATCACGAGCCACATCCCTTCGATCTGCTGAGTCTGCGCCCAAAATGCTAGGTAGCGGTCAGAATCCACATTCGAGAAAGTGACAGAGACCGTGTTGGCTTGCTGCCCGCGCACCTTCTGAATCGTTCCGCGCGAGACCACTTTGCGCATATAGACTTCGCCGCCGTAGGAGATGTCTATGGCCGCGAAGCGTTGGACGGCCTGCGCTGGGTCAAAACCGCCTCCCGCCGGCGGCGTATAGTCATGAGCATAAAATTCAAAAAGGTCGCACGGCTTTCTGACCGGATTAGGATCATCCGGGTCGTAAATATTACGAAGTCTATTTAATAGCTGTACGCCTACTTTTTGCATCTCGTCAGTTGAAACTCAAAATATTTTAAGTGAGCTATACCTCATGGCCTCTTAATGAGTTTTATCGTTATCGTGTGCAAACTCTGGCCCGCCGCTGGTTCAGCCACGCACGTTAAACCATTCTTATCGAACTGCACGCCCGCGAGTGTCCCATCGTTTAAGGGCGTGAAAGAGAAGCTTATAAGTGAACCTAAATTCGGGTTGTAGCGCGCGCTCTGTGCAAGACTGCGGAAAAGATCGCGCTCCGTTGTCAGATAGTGCTGATACTTAACATACCATCGACGTATGGGCGTATCCGCAAGCGATAGAAAATCTTTCCCACCATCCTGATAATCACCACCCTCAATGCCCGGCCACTCTGGTTCTAATTCGTAATATTCGGTGGGCGGATAGGTCGTAAGACTCGGATAGACGAGAGCCATCAGACTTTACCTCCATCTGTGGTGACAACAAGGCGTGTATTGCCGTTGATCAACCAGTCCTTAACAAAATGCTGCGCAACAATTCCGTCTTTAAGTCCAAGTTCCACGCGATAGGTCACGACGGGCTGGCTGCCGACTCTATCAGCAACTATTTCTGAAGGCGTGCCGGATGATGTGGAACTGCTGCCTGCCGGACCGGTACCACCTCCTGCTCCTGCGCCTGTCGTAGCGTTTGAATCGCGCGGCGCGATAGCCCGGCCCGCAACGGCGGTGCCGAATGCGATGCTTGCCATCAGAGCCGCAGCCGCGAACCACTGCGAAGCCGGGCCATAAATGGCTGCGCCCCAAGGAGTGAGCGCGGCGATGCCATATGCTGTGAAGAGTATGGCCTGTGCCGCAGCTTGCTCCGCTACGCCGGCGAGAACAGAAGCCACGAGCTTTTGTATCGCGTGGTCACCAAGGTTCGCACCTGACGCCCAAGCGCCGACCATCTGACCTATTCCAGAAGCTAAACTATGAAAGGCATCTAATCCCGACTGTTTAAGCTCACCAAAGGCTTTCTTTAGCGGGTCGAATTTCTTCGGCATATCCGGCGGTAACATGCCGCCCATCAACCGATCCATCTCCTTATTAAAATTTTTCAGAGCCTCTGATTGGTCATCAAGAATCGGAAGTTCCGGCATCTTCAAAGTCGGAACAGTGAAATTCTCCAAAGCCGCAGTAAGATTTAATTTTTCTATCCCCTTTCCTGTTTTCTCTATATCAAGCAGCAACGCATTCATCTGTAAAAGCTTTGTATTAACACCTGCAAATGACACGCCCGCTTTATCTGCTGCCTCTATCTGCTCTAGCAGGATGTCATAGTTGCTCTTTTCGCTCCCCGTTAACCTCTTAACCGCCTCATCCTGATTCGTTATAAACTTGGTAAACTCTTCCGTAGCGCTCTGCGTATCCTTCAGCTTGTTAACTTCCACCACCCACTGATCTGCTAATTTCGCAGCCGCAAGAATTTGGTCTCGTGTACGGTCTGAGAGTCCTTTGAACTTAGGGTCTGCTAGAGCCGCCTCTGCTCCTGCAAGGTAAGTCTGGTGCTGAAGTGAAGCCAATTCACCCTGCGCCCGTTTTGCCTGTTCAACCAAGTTCTTGAACATGTCGAGGCCATAATCTTCCGGTCCTTCAACCTTCTCTTCTTTAGGTGCACGAGTTGTGCGTGTGCGCCCTGCCCCACCCTTTGTGGTTTTAGCCGCGCGCATTACCGCCTTCCACGTCTCATTTGACATCTCAGCGTTTGGATACGCGCCGCCCTTGATGTCTTCCGGCGCAGGCAGTAGTCCGCCTAATGCTTTTCCTGCTTGGCCTGCAAGTCCGGCAGCACTTGCTTTAGCTGCCGTGTCGTAAATTACGCCAAGAGTGTTTTTTAGATTTTCAGCAAAGGCTAGTATTGGCGCAGATAGTAATAGATTGACTAAATCAACGACTAAGCGAAGCGTCTCAACTACAGCCTGTAGTAGTCCGATGATGATCTTCAACGCCGGAGCAAGTGTTTCTAGCAAATCACGGCCTAGAGCGAGTGCGGATTGCCCGGTCTGTTTAAGTGAGTCTCTAAATTCATCGGCGGCTTTAGCTGTCTCCGTAGAAATTAGAGTCCCCATCTGACGATACTTTTCAATAGCGCCGTCTAGATCGCCGTGCATCTCTTTGAGGACGCCCAAAACATCTTTACCGGAGCGTCCGAAGAGTTGCATGGCAATGGCGGTCTGCTCTTCACTTTCAGGCATCTTTGAAAGGACTTCAAATACTTGACGTAAGGCTTTCTCATTATCTGAGGTGTCAACGTTTAGACTCTTGAAAAGCGCGGACATCTGCTTTTGCCCTTCGCGCGCCTTCTCCATATTTTTATCAAAAATTCCGAGTGAAGCTGAGAGATTTGTAATGCTGCTGCCAGAGGTTTCGGCAGCATTTTTAAGGGCGCTTAGAGTTTCGACTGATAGATTGACTTTGGTGTGGAGATCGTAGAGTTGTGCGGCGGCTTGATTGAGCTTTTCAGTAAAGTAGAAGACTGCCGAAGCTGCTCCTATCCATATTGATGCTGTGCCAGCAAGCCCAGATACAACGCTACCAAATGATGAAGCCTCTTGTGATGCTGTGGTTAGTGCTGATGATGTATTTTTGATTGACTGTGACGCGCCTAAAGCCACTCTCTCAGCGCTTGCTATAGCCTTCTCTGATTCGGCTATAAGAACATCTGTGGCACTTCTTAGGTCGGCAGTATATTTACCGTAAGAAGAGCTTAGCTCTGCCTGAAGCCGCGCTTCTCCTGCTTTTATAGAAGAATTCGCGTTTGCAAAGTCTGCGCCTACCAGACTTGAGTCGCCGCGAATTCTAAAAATTACATCTACTTCGTTTGCCGCCATAAAATAAAACGGCGGCTGATCTACAAGACGCTTTTAACGCCAAGAACAGCCGCAAATAAATTCGTTCGAGCCTCGTCCCTCTTCTGCTCTATTTCTTCCTCTTTAATCCAGAGAATCCACGCCGCCGCGCTATCAAAATCATAACCAATTGCATCATCACAAAGCTCTAGGCGACGGCTTGGTGTCGTACCAAACGCCCTCGCAGTAATAGCCAGACTGAGAAGGTGCAAGCCATCCTCCGCTATCACGAAAGGAGTGGAGCGCACCGACGCTCATCTCTCCATTTTCAGTTCTGACCGGAATATCTGGACAGCCATCCAACTGCCATTGAAGAGCAGCTTTAACTACTTCAGGGAAAGATAAGAAAAACTCTGCATAATCCAACTCATCATCGGCGAGCAGTCTTCCTTTACGCATTTCTTCTGTTGAGAATCTTGGTTCATCCATCATCGAACAGAAGGCAATGGCTTGAAATCGTAAATAACTTTCCAACTCTTCCGGTGTTAGATCGCTTTTCTTTTTCTCTGTGCTTTTGCCTTGCGCGGCAGCAAACATAGCTGTCGACAAATACTGAGGAAGCTTTCCTGCTTGTGCCCAATCAATTAGATGGAGGCGGTGCGCTCTACCTTCAAAGCCTTCAAAATAAACGGGCACAACTTGAGTTTGAGCTTCGCGCTCTGCTCTTTTTTGAGCGGCTTTCTCTTTCCACTTTTTAGCTAAATCTGATGCGCTCATAAACTTTCAAATCCTCGCTCTCTGTGCTAGCTCTGAATATTCATCGCGGCCAATTTGTCTCCCCCTGCCCGTGAATCAACACTTTGAGCCTTGAACTGGAAGGGGCTACTCGCCAGCTTCTGTGCGTCGATGTCGAACTCAACGCCCGCCATGTTAAGAGCTTTGTAAAGTTGCACGCTGATATACTTACCAGGGGCTTCTGGCTGCTGCCAGACCAGGACCACCGAGAATGTTGGCGGTACGCCACCCTTGCCGCCCATCTGGATGAGCGTTGAGCCTGTTAAGGAGACGGTTGTCGAACCGGCCATCATGGCAGCGAGCTTGGCAGCGTTTTGAAGCTCCATCCACGCACCCGAAATCATCACCTCTTCCTGCTGTAAGAGCTGGCGGAAGGAGTTTGGACTCTCATTCGATTTCCCTTCAAAGAAGGTCTCCTTATAGGCCCACTTGGCACCAGCTTCGAGCTTACCCATAAATATCGCGCTAGGGTTCGTCGTCGCGTCGAGCGAGCCATCTGAATGCAATACAACGGCTGCGCCCGCACTCGGCACTGAGGCCTTGATCCAAACCTCAGCTGGTCCTTGTGGCACGTCTACGCCCGTGTAGGGCCGGGATGTTCCGGTTGTCGGCATAAAATCTCTCCTTTAATCGATGGCTTTTATTGACACCAAACCTTATTGCTCGTCCTGTTCTTGCTCGCCCTCTGTGTCGATTGTGACGCTTACTCCGACACCAGTTCTGCCATGCGCGGCCTGTAGCTTTGGAAGCGTGCGATCCCTTTCGGCAATGTGGGTAATAAGTTCGACCTGAGTCTCCGGCTCTGTAACTTCTGCTACTTGCTTCTCGTCGATGATGCGCAGGCAAGTTTTGCGTGCTTCATCCGGCAAAAGTGCGATGTTCAGGTCGGGCCGGTAATTGCGCTCAACCGCAGGGTCGAAGAACAAGCGGCCTCGTCTGGCCTCCAAAGTTATGGGGTCGACGATGTCGCCTTCGATTCGCGCGATGGCTTCATATTTTGCAATCCCTTCGCGCACGCCGAACTCACGAATCAGCCCCTCGAAAGTGACGGCCATGCGAGCGCCCGTCTCAGGGTGCACACCCGGATGAGGCTTGCCATCATTATCAAAACCGGGCTGCCCTTTTTTATCTATACTCATTATCAACCTCCGCGTTTTATCTGTTTGTTGACTCGCCATAATTGGCGACCACTTTCAAGCCTTTGACTGCGCGACCGAACATCTTGTTCTCTTTGAACCAGACATAACGTCCCTGCCGCAGTTGCACGAAAGCCAGCGAGCGGTTCGTTATGTCTTTGAAAAGATCATCCCTCGCGGCAGACCAGAGGACATTCAGAACTGCGCGCTTGTAGCGAATGACATCAAGAGTTATCTTCGCCAAATCCTCGTTGGGCGGCGTGCAGATCGTAATGTCGAGCCGATTTTCTTCGTTAAGCGTTGATCTGTCCTTTGTCTCGACCGAGTCGTCCTGGTCCGGCTGCACGATTATTAAAGGGAACGCCGGGTCAGGTTTTTCTGCCTGTAGATACTCCTCAAAATCCGGCAGAAGATAAGCCGATGGATTGCCGCCGTAGTAGGTCGCAAGATCCACGGATTGAAGAGCCAACTCCTGTGGAATGTCGCGCTTTAAGATTCTGAGCACGTTGTTCCAGAAAGGCTCAATTCCCTGATATTTGAGTCGCCTTTGGTAGCTCATTCGAGTTCAAAGATCGATGTTTGAATAAAGCCTCCGAGAAAGCCTAGCTCTGTGACATACTCTCGCGCGTAAGTGACGATTTTGTCCGCCATGCGATTGATCACTTCTGGATTAGGCTGCTTCGGTATGGGCGCTCGCTCCGGCCTCTTCCCCGAAGGTTCCATATGAAAACCTCCATATGGTACGCTTGAGCCGAAGATTAACTCGTCGGGCGAAATCTCCGAGATCGAATCGGGCGCACCTTCCTGACCCAGACTGAGATAAAGTCTGTCAGTGAAGCGAAGTGTCAAAAGATATGCGACGCTTCCAAGAGCTTTCAGCTTTCTTTCAAGTGTGCTCTCAGCGTCTTCGGGCCAAGAGCCTTCTCCGCGAGAACCGAACCAGTCGCGCTCCATGTAGAGGAACTCTTTATGGAGGGCTTCACCGAGACCTGCACCGAAGTCTGAGAAGGGGTTCTTCGAAGCGCGCATCACCTGCTGAAGCGCCGCCCCTAGCCTTTCATCTTCGACCGTTACTCTAAAGAGCATTTAAGTTCTCTCTCTCAACACATCGTCGAGCATTCTCGTTGAACCTTTAATCACCCACTGTCGAGGTTCAATTAGTGGCGGCTGCACCCCATCATCCGGTATGTGCAGAAGTAAACCGCCGAAAGACATCCTTCTAGCCTTATTAAGAAGATCGGCTGTAACAATCGATTGCTCAGCGATGAAGACTGTATAATCAACAGCATTGCCTTGTGATACATACCAGCCCGATTGCACTTCAAGGATCGGCTGTTGATTCTCGCCCTTATTGTATTCAAAGAACTGGAGCGTGCCTGCCGGTCCAAGTAGGGCACGCTGCGCGTCGAACTTTATCGCCAATACGTCTGATTGTTTGATCACGCTAGGACAATCGCCCTCTTTTGAGCGTATCTGTTGGCAACCTCTTTCACCCTGTCGGGCACGCCAGCTTTTAGCTGTGGGCTTTTATCCAAGTCGAGGATGCGCTGAGCCAGCGCATCCTTTGATCTATAGAGTATGGTGGTAAGTTCGAGCACCACTTCCTTCACGTCTTCGGGCGTGGCAGCAAACCCCCACTTGGCCGTGATTGTTATGGGCAGCCCTTGTGGAAACCCCTTGCCCAAACCGAGCGGCGCGCTCACCGGCCCCTCGTAATAATCATAAGGGTAGTAGGGGGCGCGAAGGCCGGAGGCATCGCTTCGGATCAACCACTGCTGGCCCAGTTCGTCCGTGACCTCAGAATAGTTCGGTACCTGGTAGCCCGAGGGCACAGTCACTTGAGTGAGCGACCCTGCCACGTAAACCGGCAGTCGCAGGTAGTTCGTGCCGTCACCGGCAACTACTGCCTGCGTTGAGCTGCCGTCCGTCGCCTTGAAGTACCCGGGCGCGCGCTGCGCGACCATGTCAAAGATCCTTGATGACCTCAGAAGCATGTTCGTTAAGACTGGATCGTCCTTAGGGTCATATGGCATCACGTAGGACCACTCAGGCGGCGTGTGGTTCTTATCGCGCAGGTCATCAAGTGAGGCATACGCCGGTATAGACATCGGTCCGCCTTACTCGATCTTATCAACAGGCTGATCCGTCTGGTCAGTTGGCTTACCGGTCCCCTGGTCCACCGGCGGCGGATGCACAAGCGCGTCCGTCACAGGATCGGCTTCGCCTCCTGCGTTGTCCTTCTCGACTTCGCCAGAACTAGCTCTTTCCTTTTCGCTTTCTGACGGGCTGGACGAAGATGTCTCACCCTTGTCAACCAGACTAAAATTCTTCTCGTGCGCGTCCACGTGTCCGCCGAAGGGACCGACGCCTGCCTCAAGCGCGTTCTGCGGAGACGGAGACTGCTCCTCGCCAAGCGCATCAACCTCAACCTCCCTGGCAGCCTTTTGTGCTGCCGGGTTCGGGCGCGAATAGATGTCAGATTGCCTTGACATCGCTTCAGCCGTCGCTTGGTTCGCCTCCGGCGCGACGCCGTGAGAGATGCCGCCGCGCCGCGTGCCCGGCGGCAAGATTCCGTCGCGCTCCATCGCCTCATAATCGGCTTCGGTCTGACGACGAATCTTTGCCGAGAGCGTGTGCTCCTGCGCCTCTTCGTCAGGAATGAGACCCGTCAGGCCGTGGCGATCCGCAACCTTCTGGTCAATGCGCCCGCCTTTGGCTACGAGAAGTTTATGAGCATTCACATTGCCCTCTTCGACAATGTTGTTGTTTACGTCAACGTAGTAGTTCTTATCGGCTATCGGCATTTTGCTTTCTCCTCTTCCGGCTTGAATTCCAAGCGCCTTTGTCTCTTAAAATGTTTTAAGAGACGCGACTCGCGTCAGGTCGCAAAATAGTCAACAACTACGGGGCTTCCATTGAGCGCAGAATTAAGCTGCACGGTATTGCCTGAAAGATTCACGGCGTCAACCGCCACAGTCGGACGCGTAGCCTCTCTCACGCCGTTCAAGTAAGCCTGGTTGATAGTGTCGCGCTTTAAGCGCGTGCCGAGGCCAAGCTTCGAGCCGGTTCCGATTGCTGTCGAAACGCCTGTGCCGTTTGCCGGAATGACGATGCTCGTGATGGTGGCAAACGCTTTAGAGCCAACAACGGTGCCGTTCGCTCCTGCTGTGAAGGCTGGCAGGGTCTCGCTGATCGCTTTGCCCTCAGCGTCCGTTCCATTAACGACCACCTGAACGGCAGTGACATTTGCGCCCGTGCCTGTGGTCGTGGCCGTCACATTGCGCGGTACATCCGGGTTGGTGATGCCCGTCGAGATAGTCTGCTGCGCGCCGTTGTCGGCGACTGCCGCGTGAATCGCAGTGGCCGACGAAGCGGCGGGGCTTCCCAAGGAGATGCCACCCGTATTCATGCGGAATGCGTTCTCAATCGTGTTACCGAGTTGCGGCTTACCCATCACTGCTCTCCTTTAACTTTCAAACATGAGAGGTCTAAAACTTTGACCCCTCATGATCTGAGCAACAATCAACCTCTGGCGTTAGAACGTGACTGTGCAGAAGGCTGAAGCGCGGTAGATCAAAAGCGCCTCGCGCGTCTCGCACCTGAGCGTCTGCTGGTTGCGGATAAAATCATCGTTGACCCAGCCGATCTGCACTCTCGCCATCATGCGCCGCGCAATCTGGCTGTATAGGCGAAAATCGCCCGTCAAGGCCGTGCCCTGCGGCATCGCAACCGTCTGTACAATCGGCAAGCCCCAGAGTCTCTCTGGCCCGGCGGTCGAAGGATCGCCAAAGATGTAGCTTCCGATGGTCGTCTGCACGAGCCGGATCGTGGTCCAGTCATTCGGGTTCATCACGACACCCGACGGATTGGCGAACCCAACTGTTCTAACCTTCGTCATCGCCTTGAAGACCGCATCCACGTAGGGATCGCTTCCGCGCACCTGCGCGAGAACGCCTGTCTTCGTCAGGAAGCCTTGCATGTCAGGGGATGTGCCCGTGCCGGCCAGATACTGATTCTCTTCTGCAAGGTCAAGCATGAAGAGCAGACGCTGGTCAACGAGCGCGCGAAGCTGCGGCACGTCGTCGAGTTGCTGCTCTGTGACGGTGATGTAGTGCGCCACTACTTCCACGCTCTGCGAGCGACGGGTAAAGCCCAGACTTGAATTCGGCTTGACCGCGCCTTCGGCAACACTTGTTGCGGCGTTCGTAAACGTCGTCTCCTCGACGTAATAAATCGTATGCGACTGCGTGTCGAAACTCGGGATGAGATCGGCAATCACAGTCTGGCGCACTGGGTACGCGACCAGTCGCACATCAGGGCTGATCGGCGGCGGATAGCCTGCCGCCGTCGTGATCGGCGCTTTGATCGCATAGTCCGGGTTGATGTGTACGGCTGATTTCAGGGAATTAACCGAGACGTTCTCGAACTCCTCCTGAAACTTCGTACTGATTGAGAAGCCTTCCTGCTTCGCAGCCTTATAGCCGTCGCTCTCCGTAAAGAGCGTGCCGAGGCTTTTCCCGCGGGCTGCGCCGCCCAACTGATCAACCTCCTGCGGCTGCGGAAAGAGCGTCACAGGATCGTTCAGCTTCTTTAAGGTCTCCTCGCGCGTACTGCGTAGAGACTTCACAGCCGAGTCATCTTCGATCATGCGCTCAAGCGATTTCTGAGCTTCGCCCAGGATTTCATTCGCCTTATAAACCCGCTTGCGCTCGTCTTCCTCAAAGTCGTATCGGTCGCCGACCTTGCGCTCAGTCCACACCTTTTCCATCTCAGTGGTCTTCGTGGCGATGAAGGTTGCGAGGTCTTTAGCGGATTTGGCCTGACTCTCCCAGCCTGTGACATCCGGGATCGGATTCTGATACTTAGGCATAAATTTTCTCCTATTGAACCTGCGAGCTAATGGTTCGGGTTCTCAGTCGCTGGAAATCTGCACGCAAAGACTCGTCATCCACGCTCTTCATATGCGCATCGGAAGTTCCGACCGTCACCTCTTTGTTATCCGTTCCCGCGGGGATCAGATTGAGCAGGCCCTTGCGGACATCTCTCAAAGAGGATTCGACCGTTTTGATCTTGTCGTGCGCACGTCGGAGCTTTTCCTGATTGGCCGTGCTGATCGCGCGGCCTGCTTTGACGCGGATTTCTTGAATTGATTGGGCACGCTCTGACCAGTCTGAAACCAGGCTGGCGAGCGCGGTAACTTTCAAAGCGTACCCTTCAACAGCGGCAAGCACCGTTTCGGAGTGGTCGGCGAATTTTAGCCCGTCAGGCAGGCTCGTGAACTTCCTGAGAGACTTCGCCGCGTCTCCCTCGACCCCCTCGTCATCATCTGCGAAGACGGAGGCCCAGATTCTTTTCTTAAACTCATCAAATAAGAGATTGAACTGTTTCTCTAAATCGTAACCATCGGGCAGGCGGCTCTCTTCCCAGTATTCTTCCATGCACTGGAGCCGCCAGACGGCAGATGTGAAAATGTCAGTTAAAAAATAGAGTCCTTCAGTGCGCTCTTCGAATATATCTTCAAAGAGCGCCTTGATGGTTTTCCGCCCTTCAGCCTTTTGTGTAGTCAATTCGCTGAAGGCTTTGAGCGAGACGACGCGATTCTGATATTCAGCCGGGCAGGGCGTGAGGCTTCCTTCAGCGATGATCCAACGCTTGATCTCGCCATCTTTAGTTTTGCGCACTGTATGAGCAGGCGCGCCAGAGGAGAAGCCGAGCTTGCCCGCCACAACCAACTCATGCACTTTGGCCTCGTACTTATCCGCGAGGTCGAGTACCACTTCGGCGAAGATGCCGATATCATCCTTCGTCGTCTTCAAAGACTTGAAGATGTGATCGGTCAACTCCTGCGGCACATCGGGAAGCGGCAGCATGTGATGAAACAGGCAATCAACGCCGTTTCCATCGTGCGCGCCGAAGTAGGTGTTCTTGGTAAAATGTTCGCCGTCGAGGTCCTTTGAGTCGAAGCGCACGAGATAGCTACCGACGCGGCCACTATCGTCCAGCGCCTTGACTGCTTCTCCGATGTAGATCAACTCGTCGCGTTCCATGTCCACGCCAGGCAAAAGAAAAAAGCCGCCAATCTCAGCGACCCAGAAGGGCTGCTCTAAATTGGCGGCTTCAGAAGAAACCTTGATGCGCGAGCATCAATGATCGCGCTTTGTCGGACTATCCTATATCAGAATTATTTTCAGATTGCAACAACTTTTTATTCGGACGATGTTCTTCCGGGTTCAAACAGATGTAGTAATCGCACTTGCGACACAAGCCATAGAGGCCGTCGTGAGGACAAACGGTAGATACATATTCATCGTCGAAAGCATCGCCACATTTTTCGCAAGTAACAATCATATAGATTTAACTATTCTTCTAAGCATTTAATCTTACCTAGAATCTTCGCAGGTTGAATCGGGATTACCATTTTACCATTCACAATTCGCGCGGCCTCTAAGTCTAACTGCGGCTCTTCAACAAGCAGAATCTGACCGGAACGAATATCGTCTCTAACGATGACGGGGAAACCGAAAATCTTTTCTCTTATTTCAGCCATTGCTAATCATCCCATTCCATCCAGTGTCATCAAGAAATTCCGGCCAATCAATCTCGTCGCTTTCAGCTTGAGTGGGTTGCGCTGGCAATAACTCCAGGAAGAAGAACCGATCCGCGACGGCGCGAATGCGCGTGAGCCTGAATTGTCCGAGCAGAGTGGTGCGCCCCTCATCATCAGTGTCAGTTAAGAAGAACCTGTCACCATCCTGATCGTATCCGAGCACGCCTTCGAAGTAAGACATCTCATCGCCGCTCGGAATCGCAATGAGCACGCGCGTGCCCACAAGCTGCATGACGCGCGCCTTAAATTGGTTGATCTGCTCGCCTGCGGTTTTCATTCAACCTGCCTTCGATCTCTCGCTCGATACGCTCGACGATCTCCCTGAGCGTGGAGTTGTTCGCCTGCTTCAGATAGATGTCTATCAAAGCTTTCATGGGCCGCACATTCGCGTGCAGTTGCTTATCATGATAGCACTTCCAGACCAGAAGGCCATTGACAATTATAGCTGCGTCGCGCGGGCATTCGGCGCAAGCGAGAGCTTTGGACGGAACGTCGCGCGTTGAAATTGAGAGTTCAAGATTTACTTCATTGGCGCTCACAAAGTTTCGTCCTCTTGTTTTGCCTCTGCCTTATGATCGCCGTTTCTTTGCTCTTCGACGCCGACGATCATCTCGTACATCTGCCGCGTGATCTGCATCGCAAACTTGATGTTGTAGGAGGGGTTCTCTCGCGTCATAGCCGCCAGGTACACGACCGGATGAACATCAATCACAGCGTTCGCGCCTCGCAAATGCGCTTGTGGCGGCTGCTCGCCCGGAGCAACGATATTGGTCGCCGGACGCTCTACCCATTCGGCGTAGATAAAGAAGTAGCTTTTTTGTAGCGGGTTGCTCATTTTCTCACACCAATCAAATCGGCCAAGCCCATCTGACCATCACTGCCTTTATCGGACTTGCTCTCTTAAAACATTTTAAGAGAGACGATTATTTTGTATTCGCTGGCGGTGGTGGCGTTGGTCTCACTTTATCCCTGCCCGTCGCCATACGAGCCTTGACAGCAGCCATTTGCGCTTCCAGGCGTTTCAACTCCTCTTCGTCCCCGTATCTCTCAGGATGCAGGAATTTGTCAGCCTCCCGCCTTCCGATGTCCGTTGCGCGCCCCTTGTTGCCGCCCTTCTCCATATAGATGCCGACGACATATGGAGTCTCGTTTTCGGCTTCCTTGAACTCTTCGCTTTCAATCAACTCAAATACACTCTTCTTCTTCTTTGGGTCATTCGAAGGCGATACATAATGCACGAACTTTTGAAACTCCTTCGGTTCAGTGCGTGTGATTATCAATTCGCCCTTGTTAGGCACTAGAATCTGAATGTTCATTTATTCTCCTTCACTTCTCTGTTTGGTCTTGAACCTTTTTCTTCTGAGCTTCTTTGGCTGGAACTACTTTGGTCTCCGCGCTCGGATCAGGCATTTCCGTGACGTGTGCTCCCTGCAACAACTCCATGTCGGGTGAAATCAATGAGATTCCGCGCGGGACACAGAAGACATCATCGGCCTCTATATTGCTTAGATCAGACGATCCTTTGTCGGTCGCGGCGCGCGCCTCCCCACGCATCCATACGCCAGAGGTAAAAAGAAATCCCGCACGCTTGGCCGTATCGTCCTTGTTCTCCTGAAGCGCGTTGACATCTGAGGTGTCATGGCCGACGTGTCGGCTGGGAGGCTCATGATAGTCACGCTCCAGGACCTGCACCGTCAGTTCTTCACCGATGTCAGTCCAGAGAGGCTTGACGACATTATCGTAAGATTGCGTCGCCGCCTCTTTGAAATTGTTATATGTCGAGCGGTCCATGCCAGCACCAAAGGGCACGACCGCCGGGTGAATTCCGGTGACGGCGCAGAGACGCTCTTCGGGAATACGCCTCAGATCGCGCAGCGCCATCTTGTCCGGGTCGAAGGCGAGGAGTTTTATGTCGACAGCGTCGGTGAGAACCAGTGGCTCGCCGCGGCGATCTCCCTGAGTTTTAAGTAGCGCCTGCTCTTTGATTCTAAGAGCATCAATCTCCGTGACGTTGCCGGCATCCGATAATTTAGGAATGATGACCCAGGGTGGAACGCCTGCATTTTTGACGAGCGCGGCTGTATAGTTCGCCGCCTCGCTATCTGAGAAGATTTCGCGCAAGACCGATTTCATGTTCGCCAGGCCGACGCGCGGATTCAGGGGATCAATCCCGTTGCGAAGGTGAAAAACATCATCGACTCTCAGGTGATAGGTATTGCCATCCACCAGATAAACATAGTGTGTGATGAAAGCCGATGGATTACTCCTATCCCAGCCCGGAGCCATCATGAAGTGCGGGATATACCAGTATTGCACCACGTCGCCGAAGATATTTCTGAGCTTCACCAGATAAGCATTGCCGTCAATGAGCCACGACAAAGCGACTGCCTTCCACATCGTTGCGCCGGAATAGAAAGGATTCGGTCGCCCGATTCGCTGCTGTAGGTCGTGGCCGGGCACGATCTTCGCGGATTTCTTGTCCTGACCTTCGGTTACTTCTCTGACGACTACGGGAGCCTGCGCTATAGCCGTGCCGAGCCAGCGTGCCAGCGCAATCACGAGCGAGGAGTTCGTCAACTGTCCAACAGCCGCGCCGTAATCTATGTTCGTGCCTGCAAAGGTTGCACCGGTGCTTCCGATCCAGCCCGGCATATATGAAAGAGGTGATCCGTAGCCTCCCGCGCCGGATGTTGCGATGCCGTTGTATTGCGAGAGCGTCGGGAACGGCAGCGCTTTGCGCGCACGCGATTCCTGATAGAGATGATCTGTGATTGAGTTCATGCGCGCTTCCTCAACACTACCTGCTCATATGTGGTCTGAATTTTCGGAACAAACCCTGCTTCGATAAAGACTGACCTCACCTGCCCTAAAAGCATCAGGAGCTTGACTGTGTTATTAATCGCAATGTCGTCCACGCCATTCGTGTAGAGGAGATTGCCTTGCGTGTCCGTTAATTGCATGGTCAACTGCCCTGTCTCTTCGTCGGCCTCGATGACATTCCTGACGAGTCTCAACTCGGCGGCCTCGCGCCTGAGAACGCGATCAATGAGCGACGGCTCGCGCCGGACGCGAACCAGCACTTCATAATTCTCAAAATCCTTTTCGCCCCGTGCGATTCTCAAACCCTTAGCCCGCTTTCTGATTAGAAAACTGCGTAGGCACTTCCGTTGAAAGAAGAACGGGCTGCAAGGGATTGTTAAAGGTCATCACCATCAAGTAGATGTACCCTTGCTCTACGATCTGCCTCTTCTCGCTTTCAGATAGTTCCCATCTCGTCAGGATGATGCCTTCCGCATTCCTCACAGCCGGAAGCGGCTGATACTCTGGTTGGTCTTTCGCGTAAATAACTTCTGGGTGATCCGCGACTGGAATAACAGGGCTTGTTGGTTTCATAAGCTTCTCCCTTAATAAGCAGTCAACACTCGGCGTTTTGTCATGACGCCGTAGCGCAGCATGTCGTACTCATCATCGCCGCCATCTCCGTTCTGATCTGCATTAACTTTCAAAACATCTTCAGGGTCTGATGGGTCATGCACCATCCTCTTCATCGCAGCGATGGTCCGCGGGCAGGTCTTGAAAATGTGCAGCCGCGCCTTGATCCCAAGTTCTTTATTGCCGAGCAGTTCTAACAATTCGCGTGCGCCTGCCACACGATCAAGCTGTGCGTGCACAAGGCTAAAACCGATCTCTTCGCCGGAGGCAGGGGTTTTGGCCTCCTTGTATTGCTGGGCTATAGTCTTTCCAGAGCTGTCTCCGCGCTTCTGAAAGACATCGTGCCCGGCTAAAACTCGCTTGATTCGGTAGTGGTCAACCTGTGCGCGATCAAGCTGCCTTCTTATCGCCATGCAGTGCTGTGGAACGAGCCAGCCGTTCTTGACATGCTCTGCGACTAAATAAATATCCCGTTCATATTGGGCAAAAGCGCCGAAGGCTGTGTTATGCGCAAAGCCGTGATCTAACGATCCCCACATGGGCCAGTCTTCTGGAATCTCGAAGGGGTCGCATGTGTGTAGATCATCATCCCATTCTTCAAAGAAGATACCCTCCGCTCCGACCCAGAGACCGTCGCGCAGCCTGGGCTTACGAACCCCCGTGAGCGCATTGAGCTTACTCATCGTGCGCTCGCCCTGCTCAGTCAAATTCCCCTCATCGTCAAATAATGAGGGATTATCTTCATGCCGCGAATAAAAGAGCTTTAGAGCTTCTCGCTTTAGTATCCAATGGTCTTCCACGCCCGGGTTACAGTCTCCGAAAAGCATAGGCGTCTTTGTTACGGCCCCGCGGCCCGTCGCGCGCGTGCCCAAGATTTCCCAATCCTCCACTTTCAGCTCTTCCGCCTGGTTTACATAGATGAAATCCCGCTCGCTGGAGAGCATCTTGTTCGGCTTGTCAAGGCCTCCTACCCAGAGCTTCGCGCCGTTGTCGTAGTCATACCACTCAGGCTTTTCACCGCCGTAAGCCTCTGCCGGCTTCTCTCCCAATTGCGAGCGCAATTCCTGGATGCGCTTATAGGTGACGAGTACACTGCCGGTGATGGAGACCTGAAGCTTGCGCGCGAGAATGGCCTGTGCTTTCGGCGTCTCGCGCAGTAGGCTGTCAAGGAGCCAGAGTGTCGCCCAGGTCTTGCCCGTTTCAGATGGTCCTGAAAGTATCCACTCGGGCCCGCGATAGCTTTGAACTTCCAGGTTAGCGCCACGAAAAACGGGCGGCCTTTTTCCGCCTTCCTCCTCTGCGCGCGCGCGTCGTCTGCGTTCAAGCTCTGCCGCGGCGCGAAGCTGCAAGGACGCGGGCAGGGTCTTCTCCGTTTGCGATGCGCTCAAGTTCATCATCTGTGCAGTTGGACAAATCCACCTTGAGGCTAGTGCTGCGCTCCTGCCACTCGCCTAACTCTATGGCGGCCTGTTTCTCGTGCTCGCGTAGTTCCTTTAGAAGACTTGTGTCAACCATGTAGACTTCCACGCGCTCGAAATCCTCACCCTTGCCGATGCCCTTCACGTCTCTAACGATTAGCCCGGTCGCGCCGCCACCCGGATAGTCTTTATTCTCAACCGCGCGCCGCTCGATCACCTCCGTCATTCTTTCCTGGCGATCTCTCAGGGCCTCAAGGCGGTTCTGTTTGGCTAGAATGCCGCGCGCCAACAGGCGAGAGCGCGTCTCTTCAACTATTTCTCTGACCTTGGCCTCGAAGTCTGGATGCGTCTTCCAGCGGTGAAGGGTTGCGCGATTGATCTTTAGTCGCTCGGCTATCTGCTCATCTGTGAGCGAATCTTCTGCGACGAGCGAGGCGGCCTCTTCGCGCTTTGCGTTCCACTTAAATTCTGGAGACTGCATTGAAAACCAGTGTTGAATCCTTCAAGACCTAAAATATTTTAGGTTTCAAAAACCGCAGTTGATTATTTTCCGCGCGTGCTCGAATTCCGTGTCCTGCTCTTCCACGTCGTCCGCGTCCGGCACGCCAAGTTCTATTCGACACGAGCCGCAAATGATTTGAGTCTTTAACCCTACTCGCGTTGGTCTGACATGATCGTTTATTTGACCGCAGTGGTCGCATTGAGCGCGCATCTTCTATTCTTCAGTGAACACCGTCAGCCTGCCCTAATTTAGGTTCCCACAAGGTTCCATGTGGGCAGGCTAAACCCTAGCTCGCTTGCGGCGGCACATACGGGTTAGGCTCTTCATCTGAAAAGCGCCAGTACATGCCATGAACAGGCGTGCTACCCTTGTGAAGCAGGCTCGTCTGCCGCTCGATCTGGCGACCGAACGAGTCTTGCCTGAGGGCATCCTGACTGACGAAGACTATGTTGATGCAGGTCGGCGACCAAACGGCTGTGACCAGAGCATCATGCGGCTGCCCTTTAGCGTCATGAAAGACAATGGTCTTTCCGACTTCGGGTGTACGTTCACTCATGGCGTGATTCCTCCTTTCTTTCGAGGTCGGTGGAACTATCCTTAAGATACATTTTTCAAAGAGCTACATGACAAGCCCGTCCGTGCAGGGCGGCGCGCGCGGGTCCGGTCGATCTTGCTCCAGAATCTTACTGACCCGCTTTATCAAATTCTCGACCCTGAAAGGTTTCTCAATCACACCGCACGCGCCTACAGATTCAGCGTGCGGCTCAGTGACCTCGCTCATATGCGCAGTTACGAAGAGGATTGGTGTCTCGTCGCCTGCGGCGCGCACCACCTCGGCTAACCTAAATCCATCCATCACGGGCATCGAGCCGTCAAGAACATAAAGATCAAAAGGCGCGCGTCCAATCTCAAGGAGCGCATCCGCAGCGCTCTCGGCGGCTACAACCGTCACGCCTTCGATCTGCCGCAGACAAAAGCTGATTAGTTCGCTGTCGAGATCATCAACAACCAGCACGCGCTTATTTTGAATTTGCATTCGTGATTAACCATTTGAGCAAAGCGTAAGCGCCGCCAGTAGCGGCTCCCAGCGCGAGAATAAAGCCGAGAACGATCTTCCAATCTTTGAGCTGGTTTATGAATCGCCGCTTTTCAGCGAGCGTATCGGCCGCAATCTTCTGGCTCTCCAGAACTTCAATGCGCTTGATCGACTCAGTCTTTATTGTTGCTCGCTCTTCGGCTGCGCGGCGCTGCTCGTTGGCGAGCTTTTCTTCAAAGAGTTTGCGCTCCTGCTCAAGCTTCTGCTCGGCCTGCTCTGTGAGCGTGCGGCTGTGCATCTTGAAAAGGGAGGTTAATTGTCTGGAGGTTTCCGCTGTGTTCTGCTCGAAGCGCTTGGCGACCTGTGAGATGGTCTGGTTCGTGTTCTCAATCGCGGCCTCCATACGTTCGAGCGCAAGGTCAATCTTATTGACGCGCTCCTGCACCCATATCTGCGAGGCATAGTTTTCAGCTAAAGCTTCCACTTTGCCCTCCAGTCTGGTAACTCTTTCATTGATAGACAGGTCTTTGTTATCCGCCATGGCCGCGCGGGTTCTCCTATGCTCCCATTCAACTTTCTTCCTTTAGGCTCACTAAGAAAACCTCACGCGGCGAGAGCGGGCGTGCCTAGCCCTGCTTTCCCGAAGAAAGCTGTTGCAACTGCCCAGTAATTTGAGCGAGCTGCTCCCGCAGGGTTTTTATATCCGCCTCGTGATCGTCCACGGCCGCGGCGACGGCCTGCACGGCTGCGAGTTTAGCGGGCGGACTCTGCGCTGTGTTTGCATGGTTCTGAATAAGGTTTACGACTTCGAGCGCCGCTCCTATAGCGCCCGCCGGGCCGGTTGCTACCTCTCCGGCGATTACCGCCCCGCGCTGGACATACGGCACGATTGATTTGAGCTTTGTCCAGAATCCCATTGCCGCGACGCCGCCTGAGCCGAAGATTGCAGCGAGCAATCTGTCTGCGCCTGCCTGCGGAGGCGCTTGCTCGCGCTCAATGCTTGACGTGGTTGATGTACGCAGAACCACGAGATCCTTCTCTTTTGTAGCCGCACAGGTTTTGTGTGCTGTGCTAACAGAAAAAACCAGAAGTGCCGATACCATGACCAGCACTGATATAATTCTTGATCTCATCTTCTTCTCCTTAAAAGTTGAAATGGAGAGCGGCGCTCTTGATTCTCACCCTTTCGAATGAAGGGCAGAATTGAGCGCCGCTCTGGTCTGATTACCGACTGCTCCGTCGGCTTCTAAGCCCGACTGTGACTGAAAACTTTGAACTGCGATCTTCGTGCGCGGACCGAAACGCCCGTCAA